TGCGTGTCCCGACACATTCCCCGGCGAGCCGGTATATGGCAATACGCTAACGCCCCGCGCAAGCCCTCAGCCGGCCATCAGCCTCGATAGCCCAGGGCCATAGGTCCGCAAGCCATCCCACAGCAACAGCCAGCGCCGCCGTGGTGTTCTCCGGCAGTGCTGGCTTTGGCGGCAGAGGCTTAAGACCGCCCGGCTCGACGCAGCGCACGGCTACCGGCACCTTGACCTCGACACGCTCGATCTTGGGAACTGTGGCGCATGACGCCAGCATCAGCGCCCCGGCTAGCAAGCATACACGCATCACAGAGCCTCCCACACATCGCGTACCGCTTCTGGCACAGCCTCGCCCTCGCCTGACGCCGCCACAGCATCGAGAGCGGGCCGCAGGGGAGCAATACGCGCTGCAACCTTCGCGCCCTTCTCAGCAGCCTTCTTACCGTCCGCAAGCGCCTGGCGTTGATCGTTCCGCAGTTGCTCAATCGCATCGTTCTGGTTCGCCAGCCCGTCCTTTAGTGTACGGACATTATCCGTACACTGCTCAAGCTGCGGCAACAGGCGGGCGCGCTCATGATCCCGGCCTCGACCCCATGCCCAGCTATAGGCCAGCCACAGGGCGAGTGCAGCGGCGATGAACGGCAGCACCTTGCGAGCGAGTTGCCATGTTGCCCATGCGGGGAGTGTCAGCATTTCGGTTTCTCCGGAAACAGCGCAGCCACAAGCCCGGCCACCATCACAGGCGCACCGATCTCCCGCATCAGATCCACAAGTGCGGCGTAGCGCTCATAAGGCAGGGCGAAGGATGCAATGAGCAGCCCAAGGGCAAGCGCGATGCCGAACACGCCGTAAGCGGTGGAACGCTCGCCGAGCCGGGCGGATAGGTATGTAAGCATTGCGCCGGGCCTTTCTGTGTGATACGCGGAGATCGGTCGCGGTGTAATGAAGCTGGTTTCCAGTAATCCCCAAGGCTGCAACCCTTGGACCGTGCAGGGATAGCGCCCGACCGTCACAGCCCCGTTATGCACAGTGCGCGCTCATGCCATCGCCGATTGACCAGCCCGCGCACCACACGGCCACCGGCTCGGTTCCACATCAGGAACGCGTCACACCCGCCACGCCAGTCGCCCGCATTGAAGCGCCGCGCCACCGTCGATCGGCAGAACGCAGCCGAGCCGATATTGTACGTCAGCAGCATGGTGGCCGCGAGCTGATGCACCCGCGCCGGATCGGTCAGCCCCGGTGCACAGCGCACGATGTCCCGCCCGAACTGCTCACGAAGCGCGGTGTTGGCAAATGCCTCGCACTCTCGCACAGTGTAGGTCCGCATCGGCACGCGGGTTTCCCCGAGACACACCGTATTGACGCCCACCAGATCGACATAGGGCGTTGTGCGCATCCCCTCCCAGCGGACGATATGCGGGAACGCCAGAATTGCCGCAGCCGTTAGAACAGCCGTTAAACCCGCGCGCTGGCGGTTGCTCGTCGGTACGGCCATGCGTCTCTCCGGTCTGTAGAATGCGGCGTGCCAGAGCGGGTCAACCATGCGCCCGCCTCCATGCTATTGCTCGGCAGCGGCGGCTTTCGCTGGCACGGGTCGCGCTAGGTGCGGCGTGCCGTAGTCATTGCCCTCGGGGAACGTTTCTCGAAACGTCGCCAGCATCAGCGCGTTGCACATCAGGTGGCCAACGTGGGGCAGGCCGCTTTCTCGATCCAAGTCTTCACCGCGCTGAATCGCCGCAAGGTGGCGCATCATGCACCCAACAACAGCGCTCCAAGGCATACCCTTCGCCCAGTTCCATGCGGCGTATTTCTCCGCCCCGTAGCCAAACACAAGCGCGGCGCTTTCCAGCCCGATGATGGGGATGAGTTCCATAGGCGGCTTGCCGCTGTTGAACCGCGCGCCAGTACCTCGGGCATCGCTGGCAATATCACCGATACTCATGGAGAACCCCGTCAACCAAAAGCTTCTCTTGCCCCGGCAGCTTCACGCCACAGTCCATGCACGTGATGCTGCCAAACATCGCGCCGTCGATGGGAAAGAATGGCCAGAAGAACGTCTCGGGGTGCTGGCATTGAAGCATCTCGATAGGGCAGGTCGTTTCCATCAAGACTTCGGGGTCAAGATGCGCGGGCGGTATCGGCGGGCGGGTCATTACTCTTGTGCCTTCCGCAGCGCCCATTCCGCCACTTGCAAGATCGGCGCAAACGATGCGTCAACCTCGGCAATGCGGCGCTTGCGTTCAACCTCGCGGGCATGGTGGATTTGTGCCACCCGTTCTTGCGCGGCTTTCTGGCGGTCGGTCACAGCCCGGCCTTGCGCCGGATGAAAGTCAGGAAGTCCGCCGCCATTTCGATGTTGTCAAAAGCCTGCACCAGCGGCCTTTGCCCGACACGCGGCGTGATGATCGTCGCCACCGATTGGCCGTCACGCTGCTCTGTAAACTGGCCCTTTAGGGCGTAATCGTCGGCGTCCTTGTAGCCGCGCGCTCGCACAAGGCAGGCGCGCCGTCCGCCTGGCAACTCGACATTGCCTGTGGCGAAGGTGTGAATGTGAAAGGCCGCGTAAACGTCGGCGTGTTCATCCATCATTGCCGCGCGCTTCAGGCCGTGCAACTCATTGTAAATCGAGCTACCCTTGAAGTTGTGCCGCGCCCAAACTGTGGCGTCCGCACCGTCCGGAGACACCAGCTTCAGCTTGGCATCCCAATCCCGCATCAGGATGCGGTTGGTATTCATGCCCTCGAATATGCGCTTGCCAGTGTTCCATGTGTCGTGGTTGCCAAGCAGCCAGATCAGCCACCGCACGCCCAGGTCCTTCAGCAGCCACTCCACCAGTTCCCAGCCTTCGGAAACCGTGGCGGATTGCTCGCCGTAAAGGCGTTCTAGCTTTCCGACCCAGTTGTTGATCGTGTCGCCGCCGTTTGCGCCAAACATGCCATCGGTCTCAGCACAAAGCCGGGCGTGGCGCTCAATGCCGTCGAGATCACAGAACGGATCGTCAAGGTGCGGGTCGCCAAACCAGCAAATGCCGTATGGGCCATCGATTGGCACCCGCACCGTTTGCCACGCCGCCGCGCGGGCATGGGCGATGCGGAGATTGTTGCGCGCCTTCATGGTGGCCAGGCGCTCTGCAAAGGGCAGGTCCGCCTCCGGCAGTGGCTCGGCAATAGGCTGTTGGTGCGCTAGGCTAGCCACGATGGGGCCGCTGCCCAGCGTGCGCCTGATAGCGTCCTGCAATGTGGCGCGAGAACAGCCCAGCGTGGCTGCCGCCGCGCGCTGGTTCCGACCGTGGGCCTCCCACGCCGCCACACGTTGTGCGTCTAGCGCCGATACGTCTGTGTGCTGGTTCGCCATATGAGCCTTTCAGCTACCGCAGAGACCCCAGCCAATCCCAAGCCACGGAAACAACGCCGCCAAGCAGCACGCCAAGCCCGGTCAATGCCGCGCCCAGCCACTTGCCGTCCCGTTTCCAGTCAGAGATTTGCTGGTTATGTCCCGATACGGTCTGTTGCAATGAAGCAACGGTTCCGTTCAAAGTTCGAACCTCGGTCGTAAGTGCCGCCACCGTGGCGATCAGTTCGTACGTAGTTACAGCAGGGGGTCTTGTGCTCATACGGTCCACCGTTGCTTGCAATGCCCGTGAGGGGGCCAACAGTTATACGCGCCAATGGCTCGTGGTGACTTGTGCATAGGGGCGCGCAACAAGAGAATTTCTGCGGCATACCATAGCGCAACTGTGGCCAGCACCAGCATGAAAACAGACATGCGCTTCACTTCGCTAGCCATCTATTTGCGGCGGATCGGCAATGACCTAGCGCGCCCTCAAACGGATAGGCGAGCCGGTCGATAATCCACTCAGCCACAAGCCCGGCAAGCCTGCCGTCAAGTGCCGCGCGGCCAACTACCGATGACAGGGTTTCGTCTGGATCAGGAGAGATGCCGCCCAGCACCACAAAGCGCGGGCCGCGAACCGTCACATTGAGCAACTGGCTGAGTGCCGTTCCCAACAGGGCTAGCCAGAATTGAGCGCGCAGCTTCATCAGAATGGCTCCCCGGCAAGAATGGCATCAGCTCGCGCTTGTGTAAGAACGCCCGCCATCACGGCGATCTGCACTCCGGCGATAACCCGGCTGTCGCCAAGGTTGATGACCGGCGATGCGAGCGTGCGCGCCCAGGCATAGGCGAGCATCTGGCTCTCTGTTTGCATTACCGCGATGGTTTCCGCAGGCGTCCAAAGGTCCAGAAATGTGAACAGCGGCAGCGTGCGCGGGGGCGTTACCAGCGCATCGCCAACCACATCAAGGCCAAGCGGGCCAAGGTCCGCAGGCACCTCGATTGCCAGAACCTCCCACAGCGGCGCGTCATAGCCGGATGCGCTGGCCACAATCTGCGTCTCGCCGGTCTCTGTGTTGCGAACGGCGATCATGATGCGTTGGCCGTGCAGGTGCCGAACAAGCTCTGCGGAGAGCCCACACCGAGCCTTGCCATCAGCCGGAAATCGTAGCTGGTGCCGTTGGTCAGCCCGGTCTTGGTCTGGTTGATGGTGATAGCGCCCACATCTTCATAAGCTGGGTCGCTCTCGCCTCTGCCGGGGTGAGAATAGGCTGCGGTAGATGAAAGCACCTCGGCGGCAATGTCGGCCCAAGTGCTGCCGCTGTTCAGCTTCCACTGCCACTTTCCATAGGCAGTTGTCGTTTGG